TATATCACCCCAACCATACATAAGACTATAGCCGCCTAATAAAAAACCTAAAGATGCAGTACTATATAATGCCACATTCTTTAGCAGTATCTCGATTACATTTTTACTTCTAACTGATCCTGCTTCGAGCATTGTAAAACCAGCTGCCATCCACATGACTAATACGCCTGATAATAAAAAGTAAAGTGTGTTTAATGAATATGATAAATCCATAAGTCCTCCATAATATAAAATTGAATTAAGTTTTTTTCTTCTTCGAACCTCGAGGGGTATAATTGATCGGATTCATATTTTCTTGTAAAAAATCAATGTACTGATTACTCATACCTGGTTCTGCAGCCTGACCATCCATCGTGTCAAATGTATCAAACAAATATCCTGCATTTTCTATACTTTTTTGTTTGATTGCTGCTTGTTTTTTCTCTTTGTGAATTCTTCTCAAAAAGGCAAAATAGATTATTTGAGTCACATACGCGAACGCGTTCTGTGATTTTTCTTCATTAAAATTATTAATATACTGTAAACAGTTTTCAATACCATCACATATCATTTCATCGCGATATGAATAGTTAATAAAGTTAGGTTTAGTTGATAATCTTGTCGCTATTTTATAGATACATTCTCCAATGTATTCTGAAACTCTTGGTTTTTCTTCGTCATTCGCAAGAGCATCTTTGCATGCGTGATTATGTTTAATAATCGCTGCAGTAAATTCTTTATTGTTCACATAATGAACTGATGCTTTAGTTTGTCTTTTTTCTCTAGCCATATTATTATTATAACAGCATACGCTGATTTGTCAAGGTTTTATTAATTCCAACTCTCTCCACAACCGCATGTAGTCTTAGCATCTGGATTTCTTATTTTAAAAGTTGATGCAAATGTAGATTCTTCATAATCAATTTCACAATCTTTAAGATATTCTAAACTAATAGCATCAACATGAACTTTTACACCTTCTTCTTCAATAACAGTATCATCTGGAAAAGTATCAGCTATTGGTACTAAACCAAATTTATACTGGAATCCTGCACAACCACCACCCTCAACGCCAATTCTAATGACTTCTTCCGGTGTTACAAACTCTTGTAATTTTTTTATCGCATTATTTGTTAAATTTATCATTTTTTAAATTATTTTTACTTTTTTACTATTTTTTCCTTGACCGATTAGCATTCGCGTGTTAAAATAAATATGTAGTATTGGGAAAAAAGAATATATACTATTAATGTATCGTATCATCTGGTCCCGGACCATCATCTTGACCCTTTTCTAGATACTTTTGTTCCTCATATTCTTCTAATACCTCATCTAGTTCATCACGAAAATTCATATCTCTTTGATCAAACTTTCTTCTCATAAATTCATCCATTAGATGCTTTGATTCTTCAAATACTTGTCTACTTGATTTGATATCAATTTTATCATTATCTCTTATGTTTAGCCAAGCTGTACAAGCTTCGTCATAAAAATCTATAAATTTCTTATTAATACTTGTTCTAAAAAGAACAGCTGTCTTTTCTACTCTAATACTATCTTCTGTTGTGAATGGAATATAAGGGCCTAAATTTACAAGAACTCCACCAGTCATTGCTGGAGCTAAGTTAATATTCATAGGGAAATGAAGTTCCAAATCACCATTAGCTTCTCTTACCATTGCAAACACTTCTTTCCCATCTTTAAATTTTACAAATTCGTATTTTGTATTATCGTCTATGTATGGCATTTTGGGATCCTTACTGAATGAATTTCGTAATTAAAACTCTCTGTACTATAGATATTTATACGATCGGAGAAGTGATTTAGTGTATAATTAGTATTTTTCTTCCATGATAAATCATCAGCTATATCATATAACACTATATTTTCTTTATCATCTGTCTTTCTAAGACCCCTGCCTATTGATTGTAAATTTCGTATTCTACTCTTACTTGGAGAAGCGAATACAATGTTATGTAATCTTTTAATATTAATTCCTGTTGAGAAGGTTCCGAAGCTAGCTACTATCACTGCATTGTTTTCTTTCTCAACAATTTCTCTGACCTTTTCTCTATCTAATGCATCAGTTCCACCAAAGACAAAGAAACATTTTCTTTTAGTTGAATCATTAGCAAACAATTCAGAAAAAGAACTATACAATGGTCTACCATGTTTTTCTACAAATTGAAATAATACTAGTGTATTACCATCTAACCCATTAACTAAATTCTTTATAAAATTATTTCTTTTCGGGTTTCTAACTATCCAATCCATTTCTTCTTGATAAGTCATTTTACTAACTAGTTTTCTTTCTTCATCACAATATGCTAATACTAATGCTTTGATATCTAGTTGAGCTAATGTACCTTCATCCATGAGTTCTTTTGATGTTGTAACAAAATAAGCTGGTCCAAACATACCTTCTAATTGAAGTTTATGTGTTTGTGTGTCTTGTAATGTACCTGTAGTTCCGATCTTATATTTAACTTCTGTTAATGATTCCATAATTTTTGTAAGAGATTTAGCTTGAAATAAATGAGCTTCATCACCAACTACCATTCCAAATTGATTTCCAAAACTCACAGGCATTCGCATCATTGTCTGCCAAGTTGTTATAACTATTGGTGCATTATCATAATCTTTATTACCACCATACAGTTTAGCTACATTACCTTTGAAACCATAATCTTTAAAGTCTTTAGTCATTTGTTCTACTAATGATGTTGTAGGAACAATAATAAGAGCTTTTCCGTTCTTTTTAAGAAAGTTATATCGTATAAGACTGTATATCATTAATGATTTTCCAGAAGCTGTTGGAGATACTAATATACATTTTTGATTATGTGCTGCGTAAGCTACAGCTTCTTTCTGGTAATCTCTAAGTTCTAAAGGAATATCTTTAACTATTTCTTCATATCGTTCTATTGTAAAAATATCTGTTTCAGGCTCATACCCTTCTATCTCATAATTTCGTTCTTCACAAAATTCTTTGAGATATGGGTATAGTCCCAGGTAGATTTGATTTTTATTAAGATGAAACAGTCTGATATAACCGTCCCAAAATCGTTTTCGAACTGCAGGTATAAATTCGGCACCAGGAACTTTGAATTTAAAAAATTCTGATAATTCCTTTCGTATTGAATCTTCTGTTGAAACTGATAAATAAACTTCGTCTAGTTTATCTATTACGAGCCTGCCATAAACTTTCGCCATTCTATAATATTCTTTATTGTTTGATGTCTCCATGTGAGTTGAGATACTATATCTTGTAAGTATTCAACCACTATTTTACAATATTCCATTTTTTCGATTGCTTGTTGGATATCCTTATCTGCACCAAAAAATTTATCATAATCTGATTTCAGTATCGTAAGGCCATTAAATGGGTCATAATCCCAATTCTTTTGTTGTATTTCGTCTTGACTTAATTTACCTGTATACCAAAGCCATTTGTCTTTTTGTAAAACTTTTAATTTACTTTCGTATCGTATTTGAATTAGTTTTTGATTAGAAAGAATTTCACTATACTTTGCGTGTAGTTTAGGAACATTTAGTGAAGAAGCATCTAATTCTATGTCATCAATTAGACAATCCTTTTTCCACATCTCCTGGATTTCAGTTAAATTTTTATTATTCATACTATATATTATAACAGCTTTCGCTGAAAAGTCAATTAACTACTGGGTTTTATTGTGTAATAAGTGTATCTCAAAGTTAAATCACATTGTGCATATGCTACATCCGATGTATCAGTTGTAAAATCAATAGCACCCAAACTTGTCGGAAAACAATCAACAAAATTGATTTCTATATTAGCATTATTAGATGATGTATTAATCATAAGAGTTGCATCTGAATACATTTCTAGATTATCACCTTTCTCTGTTAATGAAATTCCTGGAGTTGTTCCAGTTTGGCCTGTTAGTGCTCTAAAATCTGCTGGGTCAATACCTGGTCCTAATGCCATAATCCAATCAAAGATTTCTTGATAATTTTTCATATCTTCATCTACAACAAATTTTACTGTTAATGGGTCAAAAGTTATTTTATCACCAGGTAATGTTGATTGAATTGCTAACTTAGTATCCATTAAAGCTTCACTAAAATTAATTGAAGGTATATTTACACCTGTACAAAAATATCTTGTCTTTGGTAATTTCGATATTATTAAATCAAAATTAATTGGAGACAAATAGTTTAAATTTGTTGGTTGGTCTGATTGCCAATTAGCTGTCGCCATCTTCTTCCTCTATTCCCCATGGTAGGTCATTCCATCTATAAAATTTTTTAGTTGGGTAATGATAAAACCAACCTTGATATTCATGATCTTGTGTTTCAGATTCTACATACAGTTCTTCATTATTCATTATTATAATCTCTGTTTTGCCATTTTTCTAATAACCAATCGTGCCATCTTTCTTTATATTCTTCAAAATTTAACCTATTTGGATTTGTTATATGTTCATCTTCATAGTCTAGCCACATTCTTGAACAAAAACTATCAAAAGTATTTATTAATTTGAACTTTTTTTCTTTCATATTACTATTTATGTTTTATATCCCAATCTTCAATTGCTTTAGTAATAGCTTCTTCTGCTAAAACTGAACAATGTAATTTAATAGGTGGTAAATCTAAAATTTCTGCAATATCTTTGTCTTTAATCTGTCTTGCTTCTTCTATTGTTCTGCCTTTAAGCATATCAACAAACAAACTAGAACTTGCAATAGCAGACCCACAACCATAAGTTTTAAATTTAACATCTTCTATCAATCCGTCTATGTCCAATTTCATATCCAATTTCATCACATCTCCACATGATGGAGCTCCTACCATCCCTGATACCACATTAGGGTCATTAGGATCAAATCTTCCAACTGAATGTTTTTCTGGATTTTTGAGAACACTTTCAAATCTCTCTACTACTTCTTTACTGTATGCCATATTAGTATTTATAACAAAGAGAGGGTATACACCCTCTCTCCTTTTGAAAATTTACTTTTCGTTGACAAATTCATTAAGTTGTCTAGCAACTGTAATAACATCATCACCAACAATCTCTCTTAACGGCAAAGCTTTTTTATCGTTAGGGAAATTATCGTTATGCATGAATATAGCATCAACTTCTCTTTGGTAGTTTCCTTCCAAAAGACCTTGTGCTTGATTTAGTAAATCGGCTCTGATTTCGAACCCTGATTTGTTATCGGACATGATAT